GGCTACCAGTGACCCGGAGTGGCTGCGGGCGAGCCGCCTGCGCGAGCGGGCGCTGTACATCGCAAATGTGGGCTGCGGCATCAGCATGCGGGCACTGGCCAAGGCGGCAGGTGTGACGCCTGCCGCTGTTTCGCAGGCCATCCAGCGCGCCGAAGAGGCGCGGGGCGATGACGCGGATGACCGGCTGCTGCGGCAGGTGGAGGCCGCGCTGGGGAGGGAATCCTATGACTGACGGGATTGCCGCAGGCCGCAACTGGCCGGTGACGGACCATGCGGTCATGCGCTGGCTGGAACGGATCATGCGCATGGATGCCAAGGGGGCGCGGCGCAGGCTTTATGAGGCGGCGCTGGTGGCGGCTGAGGCCGGGCGGCGGCTGCTGCAGGCCGGGTGGAGCATCGAGGCCGTGTGCCGCGCCATTTTGCCGGATGACCGGCTGCACCTGCTGTCCGAAGAGACCCTGCCGGTGGCCAGCTGGATCTGCATCATCAACGAGGGCCCGCACGGGCGGCAGGTGGTGACGGTTATCCCCCGTCAAGACGCGCTGCGCCCCAAGGCCGGGCACTCCAAGGCCGGGCGCAAGCCGCAAAGGCGGCGGCGGGTGGGCGGCATCCGGGTTTCTCAGGTCTGGCTGGATGAGCTGGGCTGCGATGACGAGCGGTGGAGGTGAGCATGGTTGGATTTCTGGACCGGAGGGCAGACCAGTGCGCCTTCCCGCTTTGGCAGACGGCGGATGAGCCGCGTTTCGTCTGCGGTGCCCCTGTGACGTGCCTGCGCCAGCCCTATTGCGCCTGCCACCGGCGGGTAATGTTCGGCCCCGGAACCCCGTCCGAACAGGCGGCCATCCGCAATGCGCGGTTTTTGGCACGGGCGGAGGAGGCGGCATGACCAGCCGCAGTGATGTGCAGGACGTGAAAGAGGGCCTGAAGCTGCGCATTGAGGACTGGTGCCGGTTGCTGCTGCCGGACGGGCGGCGGCAGGGGCGGCTGTGGGTGAGCTATAACCCGGTGACCGGCGATTATGACCGGTCCAGCCCCGAACTGAAGGTGGCGCTGACGGGTGACATTGGCGCCTGGAAGTGCTGGCGCAGTGGCGACAAGGGCGACGTGATCGGCCTGGCCGAGTATGTGAAGGGCTACGATTTCCGGGCGGCGATGGATCTGGCGCGGGACTTTCTGGGCCTGAAGCGCATGAGCCGGGAAGAGCGGGAGCGCTTTGCGCAGATGGCGGCCAAGGAACGGCGGCTGAGCGACGAGCGCGCCCGCCAGCGCGAGGCCTGGGCCATCCGCATGGCCGAACAGATCTACCTGTCCGGTGCGCCCGAAGGCGCGGGCAGCGCGGCGGAGGTGCATGCGCGGGCCTATTACCGGCAGGCGCGTGGCATCGACATTGACCGCATCGTCAACCGGGACCGCAGCACCGCGCGCTATGGCGCGGCGGTGGAATACTGGCCGCTGGCGCAATGGCGGATCGAGGCCGGGCCGGACGGGCGGCAGCGGCGGGTGACGGTGGCGGACGGGCCGCGCTTTCCGGCCATCTGCTCTGCCATGCGCACGGCAACCGGCATTTTCCGCGCGGTGCATGTGACGTTTCTGGACCCGGTGCGCCCGGCGAAGGCGGACCCCGGCGCGGGCCGCAGCCCGCGTCTGATGTTCGGCATGGCGGGCGGGGCGGCCATGTGGCTGACCCATGGCCCGGAAGGCGCGGCGCCGCCGCAGGCGCAGGCCGGGCACCCGCTGATCCTCTCCGAAGGTCGCGAGACCGGGGACGCGCTGGCGCTGGCCATCCCCGAGGCGCGCGTGTGGGCCTGCGGCTCGATCAACGGAATTGGCGCTTGCCCGGTGGGGTTCCCCTTCGTTTCCCGCACGCTGGTGGCCGGGGAAAATGACTGGGACAACCCGCAGGCGCAACGACAGCTTGAGGCGGCGCTGGCCGCGCTTGAGGCCTGCGGGCCGCCGCTCGACCTGATGCGGCCGCACGCGGGCAGTGATTTCAACGATCTTCTGAAAGGTGACTTCTGATGAGCCGGAAAGGGAAAAGCGATGATGCAGACGAACAGGCCAAAGCGGCGGCTGCAGGGGAAGAAACAGCGGCTGTGGCTGGAGCCGGAGAACCTGAAGGGGCGGCAGATCTGTCGGTTGCACCTGCCGAAGATGCAGGCGGCGTGGCGCCGGACGCTGAACACAACGGCGCTGGGTTGGCGGATTGTGAGCGGGCGGATCCGGCGCCGGAAGCTGATGACGCAGCTCAACAGGATGACGACGCTGGCGGAGTGGTTGTGACTTATCTGCCATCCGTCTGGGCAGCCTTCCGGGCGCAGCGCGCGGTGGCGCGGGCGCTGGCGAATGACGCGGACGCAGCGTGCCTGAGCCTGGAGCAGGTGGCGGCCATGTCGTGCCTGATTGGCCGGGACGGCGGCATGGGCATTGCCGCCGTGGTGATGCAGCTGCGCATGAGCGGACTGCCGCTGGAGGGCACCAGCCGCAACGTGGCGCTGGCGGGCATCGCCTGGGCAGTGCTGACAGCTGTCAATGCGCTGGAGGTGGATCAGGCGATTGCCGATGTGACGCCGGAGCGTCCGCGCTGGATTGGCGAGCCCTCGGACATGCTGCTGCCAGCTGATGCGCCGGGCGACAAGGTCAGCTGGGCCTGAGGCGAGGCTGCAAGAAGCGGCGGGGCGGCAGACCGCCCCGCTGGCGGGGCGGCAGACCGCCCCGCCAGCGGGGCATCATTGACGGGAGCAGGCCGTGGCGCGGCGGACAACACAAAAAGGCATTCAGGCAATCCGGGCGCATTTTCTGGAGGCGACGGCTGAGGAAGACCGGGCGGGCATTCTGGACCCGGACCCGAACTTGCCGCGTGATGGGGTGAAGCCCGGCGAATGGGATGGCGCGCCCTGGGATTGCCTGCCGCCGGACTGCCCGGTGCGTGTGCTGGGGCACAATGGCAATGTGACCTATTGCGTTTCGGCCACGGGCCAGCTGCACGCGGTGGAGAAGTGGGACGCCTCGACGCTGGCCAACCTGTTCGCGCCGCAGCTGAATTATGCCTTCTGGGCCTGGCCGGGCTTTGGTGCGGGCGGAAAGGACAGCGACGGCAACCCTCTGCCGCCGAAGGTGAAGCGGCTGGAGCGCGACAAATGCGCCTTCGCGCTGATTGCCGAAGGCAAGCGGCGGGGCCTGTTCGACCCGGAAAAGCGCGTGCGCGGTCGCGGCGGCTGGATGGCGGCGAATGGAGATTTCATCTGGCATTCGGGGGAATGGCTGTGGTGCGCCTCGGCCAAGGGCGAGCTGGGCCGGGCGGCACCGGGCGAAATGGACCGGGCGCTGTACACGCGTGCGCCGGATGTTGACCGGCCATGGGCCACGCCTGTGAGCATTGAAGACAGCCCGGCGCAGTCGATCCTTGAAGACCTGAAGACCTGGAACTGGGAACGGCCGTGGCTGGATCCTGTGCTGTTTCTGGGCTGGGTGGCCTGCGCCTTCATGGGCGGTGCGCTGGACTGGCGGCCTATCGTTTTCACCACGGGTGGAGCGGGCGTCGGCAAATCGACGCTGCACAGGATCACGCAAGCGCTCCTGGGGGATTCGCTGATTGCGCTGGTGGATACGACAGCTGCAGGCATCTATCAGCACGTGGGCCATGACAGCCTGCCGGTGACGGTGGATGAGCTGGAGGCCAAGAAGGGCAGCAGCAAAGCCACCAGCGTGATCGAGCTGGCGCGGCTTGCCTCTTCCGGCGGGCGCATGGCGCGTGGCGGCGCGAACCACGAGGGCACCACGTTTCAGGCGCGCAGTGCCTTCATGTTCTCGGCCATCATCCCCCCGCCCATGGGGGTGCAGGACAAGACGCGCATGGCGCTCTTGAACCTCAAGCGGCTGGACAAACGGCACAGCCGGGAGCCGGTGGTGCGGGACACGGATGGCCGCATGCTGCTGCGGCAGATCATGGACGGGTGGAGCGATTTCCGCGCCCGTATCCTGCCGGACTGGAAGCGCACGTTGCATCTGGCGGGTTTTGATGCGCGCGCCATGGACACCTATGGCACGCTGCTGGCAGCGGCTGAGCTGTTGCTGGGGCCGGATGCGCTGGAGCAGATGGGGCTGGACGTGGCGGACCAGCAGCGCCTGGCGGAAACGCTGGCCAGCGCTTTCAAGGCGGAGCGGGCGGAGCAGACCGAGAAGTGGCTGGAGTGCCTGGAGCACCTGCTGTCTGCGCCGATCGACAGCCACCGGGGCGGCAAGCGGCTGAGCGTGGGGCGCATCCTCGTTGAGTTCCAGCGCGGGGATCTGGATCTGGTTTATGCGCGGGAGGATCTGGCCATGGCCGGGCTGGGCCTCAAGAAGGCAGGAGCGCCCGGAACGGGGCCCTATCTGTGTGTGCCGGCGCAGCACCCGGCGCTGGTGAAGATCTTTCAGGAGACGGATTTTTATGAGGGCGGCTGGTGGAACGCGCTGAAACAGGCGCCCGAGTCCATTGTGCTGCGCGGCCTGGAGCAGCGGCACCACACGGTGAAGATCGACAAGGTGGCGAAGTTCTGCCTGCTGATCGACCTGGGCGCCTATGACCGGGCGAGCCCGGAAGGGGTGGAGTGATCTAGGCCGCAGGATGGCGGAAAAACAGAAAAGCCCCGCCGGTGAGCGGGGCTTTTTGTTATTTGGCTGGCTGGTTCAGCCGGGCCTCAAGCGCTTCGGTTGCCAGCTCGATGTAGGCCGGTATCTCTGACGTTCCGGCCTCCATCCGCGTGATTGTGTTGCGGCTGATGCCTAGCGCTTCTGCGGCCTGCAGGCGGTTGAGGCCGGTGCGCTGGCGCCATGCGGTGAGGTCAGCGGGGGTCATTAGCGCCATACCAGTTTGGCTCGATTGCGAGCACCTCGCCATTGAGCGTCAGAATATCGAAGGAGCCTGCGTTGTCCTCGTCTTCTTCACATGCCACAAAATCGCCGAACAGTGAGTTGGCATGATTTTTGGCTGCCTCGAATTCTTCAAATGCGCGAACCAATGTCTTGTTGCCATTGCACAGGTGAAAAAGGCTGTAGGTCATTTTCGTTTCTCCTGTTTGGTGGTGGGGCGGCGCTGGTGCGCCGCCTGTTGCCTTACTGTTCAATGTGGATGGTTTCGGCGCCCCAGCAGTAACCTGCGGGATCGAAAGCGAAGTCGCCATTTGCCACGTACTCGGCCACTGCCATTTCCACATGCTGCCATTCTGCCTGCGTCGGGGCCTCCCAGATGGCTTCGGCGGTGCGCTTGCTGTCGGCTATGGCGTGGATTGCAGTTGCAACGGCCATGTCGGTTTCGCGGCTCTGCGCCCAGTCAGCAGCAACGGCGGGGTTTTCGTAATTGCGGTTCATGGTCTTTACTCCTTGTCTGCGAGGCGTTGTCTCAACCTCATGAATGCAATATGCACGTTTCAGTGCATGGCGTCAACATAAAATGCACGTTTGAGTGCATTCTTATTCCGCTGGCTGGTTCAACCGGGCCTGACAACCGTTCTCCCAATCTGAGAGCCGTGGCGGCCGGGTGCAGCCCTCGGCCCTCGCGATGCGCTGCGGCAGGTCCGGAAGGCAGATATCGCCCAGGCGCTGCAGCAGGCCGTCAGCCTCATATTGCCTGCTCAGGCCGCAGGCCGCACACGTGATGCCGATGATGGTGCCTGCCCTGTCTGACAGATAGGGAGACGCAAATTCGCGCCGTGTCATCCCGTCCCCCGCCCCTCGTTTCCAGCCATTTCCGCCACCGCACTTAACACCCTCTCCCGTCCCCCGCCCTGAGGATTTTAAGCGGAGCCCGCGCCTGATGAAAGCCCAGCTTCCGCCGGGCTTTTGCCCGGCTGCAGCTTGCCCGTGTGGCAATCGCCGGGACGGCGCGGGCACTGATCAGGGTGGCGGCTGTGCGAATGTGTTTCTGGCGCCGAGGGCGCGGGGGCGGTTAGCTCCGGTTAGGTTCGGTTAGGTTGCTCCTAACCGTGTTTTTCCTGAAAAATCAATGAGATGGCGAGGCGGTTAGGTGGTTAGGCCCGTTATAGAGTTGTTTCGTACACGCGCGCGCGTGCATACGCGAACCTTCCTAACCACCTAACTCCTAACCGGGAGATATATATATCTGATTTCATTGAGTTTTCGCGGTTAGGTTGCGGTTAGGAACGGCGGTGCCGGAGCAGATTTCCTAACCGGAATAAACAATCGGGGATCTGGATCATGGCAGGCCAAGACGATGATAATGCAGCCGATTTTGACGTGGGGAGGGGCGCACACGCGGGGGCGGCGGCGGAGCGGGAGGCCAAGATTGGGGCTGGCAAGGCGCTGGCCGGAGATGCGCTGGCGGATCTGGCCGGGCTGATCGCCGGGCAGGACGAGGGCGGCGGTCAGTTGTCCCTGCTCGATGATGCGGATGAGCCGGAATGCCTCTTCGCCGGGCCGGTGCGCCATGTCGCGGATACATTCGCGGCGGCCAAAGGGCGCGGGGCGGGGAGGCCTAAGGGCTCAAAAAACAAGGCCAATCAGCTGTTCCGGGATTACCTCCTGGCCAAGGGCTACCGGCATCCGGGGCTCAATCTGGCGGATATGGCCAATGCGGACCCGAAGGCGCTGGCGGCAGAGTTGAGCTGCAAGGCGCATGAGGCGGCGCAGCTGGTGATGCGGGCCAATGCGGAGCTGATGCCGTATTTCGAGAGCCGCAGACCGCAGGAGGTCAACGTGTCCAGCCAGTCGATGGGGGTCCTCGTCATCCAGCAGGGGCCAGCGCGGCAGGAGGATGGGCGCAAGACCATCGATATCACCGGCGGTGTGGCCGATGCCGGGGATGATGACGGCATCTAATGATTTCAATGGGTTAGCTGGCGCCATCCGTCCGACCATTTCAGGCGGATGATATGATGATAGCGCAAGCTGTTGATATTGCAGGATCAATCCGGGACGGAGCGTCTGATTGAGGATCAGACGTTCCGGCTCCAGTCAGCGCCGGGAAGCGCCGCAAGCCCCTCGATCCGGGCCGGGTGCGGCTGGCGGGGTGGCGCCCCTGGCCGGATGGCTGGCGCCTCCGGCCTGCGCCCGGCGGGCGCGGCCTGGCCGCGCCGCGCCTTCAAAACCGCAGGCCGGCCCCTCCCCAGGGGTGTGCTGCCTCACACACACCGGCTTCGCCCGTTGATCCTGCCTGCGCGCACTTGGCGCGGAACCCGCCGGTTCATGATGAGGGGGCCGGGAAAGGGTGCGGGGCGCCCGCCTGCGCTCGGGAAAGGGCATCGGGTTTGGGAATCGACGTCACGCACTACCAGCCGCCTGGGCCTGTGGGGGAAAAGTTCCTCTGGTCACGGGGGCCGATTGACCTGATCATGGGCCCGGCGGGGTCCGGCAAGACGGTGGCAAGCGTGATGAAGGGGCCGCTGATGGCCTCAACGTATTTCCCCGTGTGCAAAGATGGCTGGGTGCGGGTGAAGGTGGCTTGCATCCGCGACACATACCGTGACTTTGCCAGAACCGCGCTGGCCAGCTGGTATGAAGCTTTCCCGGTGAACCATCCATGGACCGTGGAACATTCGGGCGGGCAGGACAGGCCTGTGAAGCACGTGCTGCGGTGGCAGGCGAGGCGGCCCGGGGTCGGGTTGGTCAACATTGAGCTGATCATGGAAACGGGGGCGCTTGGTGATCACAACATTGAGCAGTTCATCAAGGGTTATCAGGTTTCGGCGGCCTGGCTGAATGAATGCGACATGCTGGATGAACGGGTGCCGGGCCTGATGTTCCAGCGCACGGGGCGCTATCCCCGGGTGGAAGACATTGCCCCGCAGGAGCTGGACCGCGTGTCACGTGATGGGCGTGAGGCCTTCAGGCTGATGGGCCTGACGGCGGACCCGAATGAAATCATCCTGCCGCGCATGGTCTGGGGGGATATGAACCCGCCGGGCCTCGACAACTGGGTTTACCGCTTCTGCGTCAAGGAGAAGGTGCCGGGCTTCAACCTGTTCCGTCAGCCGTCCGGCCTGTCTGCAAATGCAGAAAACCGCGTTGGAAAGCCGCGCTCAAGCTACGAGCTTGAGGCCGCAACGCAGCCGGATCATATCGTGCGGCGCATGGTGCATGGCGAATTCGGCTATGCGCTGGACGGAAAGCCGGTCTATCCGGAATTCTCGATGCAGCGGCATGTGGCTGATCAGGTGCTGGCGCCTGCGCCGGGCATTCCGCTGGGAATCGGCCTCGATGCGGGCGGCAGTCCGGCGGCGGCAATCGTGCAATTCATGCCCACCGGTCAGTTGCGCATCCTGAGTGAGATCTGTGCGGAGCCCGGAACCGGCCCGGCGCGGTTCTCGCAGATGGTGCTGGAAGTGCTGCTGTCACGCTTTGCCGGCTGCGCTGTCAGCGAGAGCTTTGGCGATCCTTCCGCCTTCTGGGGTGCTGACCGGCAGGCCGGGGAACTGGCCTTCATGGAAACGGTGGCGCGAGGGCTTAACCTGTCTATCCTGCCCGCGCCGTCGAATGAACCGGCCATCCGGCAGGAATCGGTGCGGTGGTATCTGGGCCACCCGATTGACGGCAACACGGAACGGCTGCTGATCTGCCCCAGCTGTGAAATCCTGATCGGCGGCTTCGCGGCCCACTACAAGCTGACGAAACAGGCTTCGGCGGGCGCAACGGATGTGCTGGCCGTGGCGAAAAACGCCTATTCGCACCCGCATGATGCCCTGCAGTACATCACGCTGGGCCATCGCGGGCGTTTCGGTGTGATCGAGGACGCGGCGCGGCTTGGCCGCCCGGGCAATGTGGTTGGCATCCGGCAGGGAGCCAAGGCGCGCCCGCGTGACCGCATGGCCGACATCAAGCTTTTCTGATGCTGCCCGCTCTTCCCGTCGAATCTCCTGCGCCTGTCGATGATTGCCTGACGCTGGCGCCGCCAACACGTTGGGGGCGCAAGGCTGTGCTGAAGATGCGCAACGCGTCGGACAGTTATGCGGTGCGCAGTCCTGCCGGTGAACTGCTGGCCGTTGTCTATCTCTGGCGGTTTGAGGACGGGAGCCGGGAATTTGCGCTGACGCTTGGGCCTCAAGCGCGGCGGTTCATGCGGGCGCTGGTGCGTACGGCGCAGTTAACGCTGCGCGGTCTGGCTCAGGATGGTGTGGTGGTGACGGCCTGTGTCGCGCCTGGCCATCTGCCGGGTGAGCGCATGGCCTGGCTGACGGGTTTTGAGCCGCATCCCTACAAGAGCGGCACATGGGTCTACGTCTGGAGGCTGTAAAATGTCCAATGTCATCGGTGGCCTGTTCGGCGGCGGCGGCAATAAGTCAGCCGCTCAGGATGCTGAGCGCGTGCGGCAAGAAAACCGCGTCGCGCAAGATCGTCAGTTGGCTGCACAGCAGGCTGCGGACGAAAAAACCAGAGTTTCCCGGCGCCAGCCGCGCGGGCGCAGGCTCTTCGAGGATGGCGCAGCCACGCTTCCGACGACGCTGGGCTGAGGTTGGGGGGTGGTTGGCATGGCTGACGAGCAGATTGAATTCCAGTGGGTCAAGCGGCGCGCTGATGACGCCTGGAACGGCCGCAGCGGCTGGGATTCTCTCTATGAAGAGGCCTACCGCTACTGCATGCCGATGCGCCGCCCTGGCAAAAACAAGGCGCTGTCCGAGCCGGATCACCTGTTCGACATGACCAGTGTGGCCAGCTGCATGCACTTTGCCGGTAACTTGCAGCGGGACCTGTTCCCGGCAGGCCAGAGCACCTTCAGCCTGCGCACCGGCCCGGTAGCGCGGCTGGGGCTGAACAGCGATGAACGGCAGATCGAGCGGTTTGACCGTCATCTGGAAAAGCAGGCCCAGATGATCCATCCGTTTTTCCAGTCGGGTGACTGGGATACGGCGGTGCATGAATGCTGCCTGGATCTGGCTGTTGGCACGGGCGCGTTGCTGCCTGTGAAGGGCACGCCGAATGATCCGGTGCAGTTCGCCTGCATCCCCTGCGATCAGATTGCCATTCTGGTGGATGCGATTGGCCGGGTGCATTTCATCAGCTGGCGCCAGCCCTTCACCTATGAACAGGTGATTGACGCTTTTCCCCGTGGCCGGTTCTCGGATGAGTTCCGGCAGAAGGCCAAGAGCCACCCGAACACTGAAATCACCCTGTATCAGGATTTCTGGGCGAACAAGGGCGGGCGCGGTGCGGGCTGGAACTTCGCGGCGCGGGTTGACGCGGGCGGTGAATTCATCACCCGCGAGCGTTACCGGACGCAGCCGATTGCGGTTCCGCGCTACTACCGTGTGCCGGGAGAGGCTTACGGACGCGGCGTCGTTCTGACGGCGCTGCCATCCATCAAGACCGTGAACAAAGCGCAGGAAATTGCGCTGAAGGCTGCGGCTATCCAGATGCTGGGCATCTGGGGTTACCGTTCGGGCGGCACTTTCAACCCGGACACTGTGCGGATCGGGCCGGGCGAGATGTGGGCCATGCAATCGACCGGTGGCGTGCTGGGACCGGATGTGCAGCGCATCGATCCGGCGGCGGGCCGCATGGAAGTGGCGCGCATGCTGATCGGCAACCTGCAGGAGCAGATCCGCGAAGCCATGTTTGACGAGCGTCTGCCAGACTATCAGGGCACGCCGCGGTCAGCCTCGGAAATCGCCGGGCGCCTGCAGGAGCGGGCCAATGTGCATATCGGTGCCTTTGGCCGCCTGGTGCGGGAAATCATGCCGGTGATCGTGCCACGCGTGGCGGAAATCCTCTACGGTTTCCAGCTGATGCCGCAAATGCAGATGCCGATCGATCACCTGCTGGTTTCCCTTGAAGTGCAGTCGCCGATGCAGGCCGCCCTGAATGCGCAGCGGCTGGCTGGCATCGCCAACTATATCGAATTCATTGGCGCCGTGGCCGGGCCGGACAAGGTGCCGCTCTATGCCAACATCGACAAGGTGCTTGGCCAAGTGGCGGACGGGCTGCAGATCGACAAGGATCTTGTGCCGTCCGAAGACGAACGGGAGCAAACGATGGCGGACATGCAGGCTGCGCGGGTACAGCAGCTGGCTGAACTGTTTGCGCAGGAGAGCGCGAAACAGGCGCCCGGCCTGATTGCCGGTGAAATGCAGGCGGCGGCATGAGCGGGCCAGCCTTTGCGCCGCGTCAGGCGCAGCCCCTTGATGCCATGCTGGCGCGTGCCGGTGGTGAGGGATGGACCGGGCTGGAAGATCTGTTCCGCCCTCATGTGGCCAGCCAGCCGATGCAGCCATCGGATGCGGTGGCGCGGAGCCTTGCCAATCTGGCCGCCACAAAGGGCGGAAGAGAAATCATCGAATGGCTGATGGATATCACGCTGCGCCTGCCGCTGCGCGTGACCGGCGCCAGCCTGGAGGAAACGGCCCTGCGAGCTGCACAGCGGCAGGGGATCAATGGCGTTGCCGAGGCCGTGCTTGCGGCCATCGCGCACGGACAAAAACTGACGGAAAGAGGCTGACCCATGAACATTTACGAGTTGATGCTGCGTAATGCGGAAGGTGGTGGATCTGGCGGCGGTGATGCTGGTTCCGGTTCTGGGGCAGGTGCTGATGATGAAGCTGGCGCCGGGGCTGCGGCGGGTGAAGGTGCTGGTGCAGGTGACGGCCAACCGGCTGCATCTGCTGATGCAGGGCAGGGCGGGCTTGTCATCCCGGAACATCTGCGCGGCGCCAATGATCAGGAAACGATGGCCAAGATGGCCAAGGCGCTTGAGGGATACCGCAAGCGCGACAGTCAGCAGCAGGCGGAGATTCCCGAAGATGCAGCGGCCTATGCCGCCTTCGATATGGAGTCTCTGCCGGAAATCGTGCGCCCGCATATGAGCGAGCTGGCGAAGGACCAGGCCTTCGAGCGGGTGGCGAAGAAGGCGCAGGAGCTGGGTGTGCCTGTGGCAGCACTGCAGGGTCTGACGGCTGAGTTTTATGGCGTTGCCGCCGAGATGGGCGTTCTGGAACCGCTGCTGGATGTGAAGGCGGAACAGGCCGCGCTGACGCCGGAAAATGCGCGGCATCTGCCAGAGGCCGAACAGAAGGCGGCGCGTGAGCGGCGGATGCAGGACAATTTCACCTGGATGGAGCGGCTGGCGCAGGATCAGGCGGCGCCGCTCGATCCGGCTGTTGCCAAGTTTGTTTCCGAAGAGCTTGGCGACAGTGCCAAGGGTCATCAGTTCATCGAGTATCTGCGGCAGCGGATGAGCGGTGGTGACGGGCCTTATGTTGGCTCGACCGGAGCGCCGGGCGGCGGTGACCCGAAAGAGGCCATCAAAGCTGATTTTGAAAAGCCCGAAAACATGCCGGGCAATCCGAAGTTCAACAAGGCTACCTATGACGCGCTGATGCAGAAGATGCAGACGCTGCACGGCGCGTGAGCCGCAGCACTTAACAGGCTTTGCCCGGTGTCAGTCTTTACTGGACCGGGCGGAGCGACCCGGGCCGCGCAGGCTATCCTTCACAGGACCCGAGGCGCTGCCTGGCTAATCGGCCCCCAGGTGATCAGAGAAATCATCAAAGGACCGATGCCATGACTATCGAAGCACCGAACTGGTACAAGGAAACGATCCGCGCCCAAGTGCGCGCCCGCAACAAGGTGATGGGCGGCTATCTTGACGGCATGTTCACCCCCGGCGATGGCGGGGCGGGTGTCATCAAGTTTCCGGTGATCTCGGGCAACATCGACGTGTACGAGCTGACCGGGTCTATCCAGAACGTCCGGCCCAGCAACCCCACCCTGAACATGCTGCAGGTCAGCGTCCGCGATTTCGAAGCGGCCGTGTGGATGCGTATGCAGGACTTCCGCAAGCAGGGGCCGTCCGAACAGGCAGCTGTGGCGAAAGAGCTGTCCAAGGCCATCCGCATCAAGCGCGACATGCTGAAGATCGATGCGCTCCACGCCTTCTGCGAGGCCACCTCGCCGCTGACCGACAATCCGAAGGTTGTGCAGACCATCGGTGACGGCACCACGCGCATCGACTTCCTGGACTTCCTGCAGATGAAGACCGCGATCTTCGGCACCGGTACGGAAGAGGCGGTGTGGTGGGCCATCCCGCACGGCTGGCATGATCAGCTGAGCCTGATCAAGGAGTATGCCAATGCTGAATGGCGCGGCCCCACGGATCTGCCGCTGGCGGCAAAGGCGGCTGTGAGCAAGAAGACGGTTCATGGCGTGCATATCTTCACGCTGCCGGACAGCTACTTCGTGCGCGGCACCGGCAAGTATGGCACCGGCTCCAATGGCCTGGCTTTCGATGAAGCTGGCTATGTCGATACCTATGCCTGGACCGTGGAGGCCGTTGGCGCCGAAATGGAGTGGAACGAGGAGAACATGAGCCTCACCACCCACGCCGACCGCGAGGGTTCCCCGATGCTCGGCAAGGTGGGTCTCTCCGGCAATGCGGTTGGACTGCTTCCGGAAGGCGTGAAGCGCATGCGCTTCCGCGCCATCAACCGCCCGACCCGCCCGGCGTGATGCCGCCCCGCCGGGCGGCCTGTGCTGCCCGGCTCTGACCTTTCCTGAATGAGGACATGACAATGGCACTTTTCGTCAAGGCGCTGACGCGCTTCCACGTTTCGGACATGGGCGGCACCAACCAGACCAGCTGGTTCTGCTACTCTTCCAACGATCTTCTCTCGGCCATCGTGACGGCCGGATATTTCAACGATGTGCGCACCTCGATCAAGCCCGGAGATGTGATCTTCGTGCTGGCGGGCAAGGATGGCACGCAGTCCCATGCGACCGTGCGCGTGGCCACAGTGCCGGACAGCGGCAATGTGACCGTTGCCCTGGACAGCGTGTCCGTGCGGCAGGGTGCGATTGCGGATCTGGCCGGCGGCGCTGATCTGGCCACCACCGTGACCAAGGTGAACGCGATCCTCGCCATGCTGCGCACGAGCAACATTCTGGCCAGCAGCTGAGGCTGATGCGCTGACATGGCTGGCCGCAGGCGATGCGGCCAGCCTCATTCTGCCAGCTTCAGGAGGTGATGATGGCCACGCTGATTGACAAGGCGACGATCTGCAATTGGGCGCTGAATGAAATCGGCGAAGAGCCTGCCTATGTGGTGGGCGGCGAGGATGAGCTTTCCCAGACTGTGGACATGACCTGGCAGCGTGTCATTGACCGCTGCCTTGCGCTGCACCCCTGGGCAGATTTCCGCAAGACCTATCGCCTGACCCGGCTGGCCGAGGCGCCTGAAACAGGATGGAAGTACGCCTTCGAGCTGCCTGGCGAGCGTATCGGCGAACCCTTGAAGCTGCTGCAGGCTGTGGGCGAGTGCGGGCAGCTGCTGCGCAATTATTACCGGGAATCCAGTCTTGTCCTGACCAATGCAGAAAATGTGTGGGCGTGTGTGCGCGTCTACCGTGACCCGGAGACATGGGACGAAGGCTGGCGGGCGGCCTTTGTCATTGCGCTGGCCGCGCATCTGGCCGTGCCCGTGATGAATGATCAGGATCTGCGCGTCGAGCTACTACGGGAGGCATTCGGCAACCCGTCAGAGGGCGAAGCGGGTGGCATGTTCGGGCGGCTGATTGCGCAGGACAGGGCGGGCGCGCCGCTTGGTTCTCCGGTGCTGGACAATGATCCTCTGACATCGGCGCATACGGCTATCGGCAACAATTATCCCTGGCACGGAAGGTGGTAAGACATGGCGCCGCGTCCCGGAGACCTGAAGTCCTCCCTTAATGCCGGTGAGTTTTCGCCCGAGCTTTATGGAAAGCTTGGGCTTAAACAGTATTACAGCGCGGGGAAGCAGGTGAAGAACCTGGAGCCGGTGCCGCAGGCCGGTTTCCGGTTGATGCCGGGCACGGCGCTCGTCGATCAGGGGCGGTCTGCCACAGTCCGCCACTGCGTCCTGAAGGTCAGTCAGGATCTGAGCTACACGCTAATCTTCACTGCCGGGTGGGTGGATATTTACCGGAATGACCGGGTGAAGGTGGCGAGTGTGGCGGCCCCGGCCATCACCTCTGCTCTTCTGCCAGATCTGCGCTTTTATGGCGAGGCCAACACTGTCGGTGTGTTTCATCAGGATCTGCAGAGCCTGCGGCTTTACCGGAATGTGAGTGATGACACGGACTGGACGCTTGACCTCTGGCCCTATGAGGCGCTGCCGGTTGCCGATCTTGGCGGGACCTATACCAGCGTAGCGGATACATGGGACATGGTGGTTCGATGGTCGGACGCCTCGCCTGCGTTTGTGTTGCAGCTGTCCATTGATGGTCAGGCGACGCCTGCCATTAGTCTTGAATATCCTCCAGCTTCGGCCAGCGCAGGAAACTGGAGTGACTTTGTTTCCGCAATGCAAACTGCCATAAACGATCTACCTGGCATCGGTTCAGGCGTGACCGTTACGAATACTGGCGTTTGGGCAAATGCAAGGCCGTTCCGTATTACTTTTGGTGGAGTAAATCAAGGCAAGGAATTTGAAGTCGTTTCTTCGATAGTCAATACATCAGAGGCATCGGCTCTTTCCTATCATGTTGTGATTGGAAAAAGGGACCTTGAACCCATTGTTTCGGCAAGCCGTGGGTGGTTCTCTGGTGTTTCTCTCTTTCAGGACAGGGCCATTTATCATGCGCCAAAGGCGCGGAACGGCGCTTTAGCAATGAGCGCTGTGGGCGAGTACTTTGATCTGGATATCAAGGTTTCAAGCCCAAGTGCAGCGCGGCTTGATGCGCTGAGGACGCAGACAAGTGAGCGCATTCTTCATCTGATGGAGGCGAACTATCTGCTTATTTTTACAGATAGTGCGGAGTGGTTCATATCAAACAGGACAATCAGCCGGGATGAGCCGGTGAACTTTGTCAGGGCCAGCACCAATGGCATTACAGCCAACGTGCCGCCTGTCGAAATCGACGGACGGGTTTACTTCTGCTCTGGCAAATCTTCTGCCCAAGAACAGCTTGGCCAGACGGTCTATTCCGCCACCTATGATGATGTTGCCTCCCGCTTTGTCAGTGAGCCAGAAAGCTTGCTGGCGGCGCATCTTGTCGATGGCATTTCTGGCGGTGCACTGCAGGCCAAGGTTTCCAAGAACAGTGCGGCACGCTGGTGGATGGTGGACCGGTCCGGCCGGCTGATCTGTGCGCTGGTGATCCGCAATCAGGAAATCACGGCTTTTGTCGAGTGGATTGCAGCGGATGGCGGTCAGGTGAAGGCCGTATCCGTGGATGGGCAAAATCAGGTGTGGCTGACGGTGCAGCGCGGGTCTGTCGTCACGCTGGAAATCATGGAGGAACAGGAGACGAACCTCTTTCAGGGTGCGGTCAGCGGGGCAACTGATCTGGCCGGACGCTTCACCGGGCTGGATCTGTGGAACGGGCGGCAGGTCTGGGCGCGTGCGGACGGGTTCATTCTCGGGCCTTTTACTGTTTCTGGCGGCGCAATCAATCTTGATCAGGCTGCGTCTTCGGTCAAATGCGGGCTTTGGCAGCCGCCGCTGTTCGAGAGCCTGCCCTATTACCGGGTGTTGCCGAATGATCAGGTCCTGATGCGGCCTGGCCGCGTGCATGGCGTCACGGCCAACATCATTGAAACGGAAGCCATCGCCATCGGCGCCAATGGCCGTGAGCCAAAGGCTGTGCCTCTGGCTGACCGGCAGGACCCGGGCAATGCGCCTCTGTCTGCCAAGACCAAAAAAATCCGGGTGTCCGGACTTAAGGGGGTGGCGGACGGGACTACGGTTGTCATCACGCAAACGCGGCCCGGAATGCTGCAGGTGCGCGATTACGTGCCTGAGGCTTCGCTGTAGGAGGTTTTGATGGTTGCTCTGGCGACTGGACTTTTTTCGGCGGTTGGAAGCGCCGTTTCGTCGATCTTCGGCGGTGGCGGGGCTGCTGCCGGAACGGCTGGCGCCGCCGCAGCGGGCACAGCCGCATCTGGTGCGGCAACAGGCGGCAGCTTTCTCTCCACACTGCTTCAGGGTGGCGCCACGCTGCTTTCAGCTTCGGCTGCGGTGAGTGCCGGAAATCAGGATGCGGACATGCTGAATGCGCAGGCTATCGATGCAGAAGCGCAGCAGCCGCTGGAAAACCTGCAGGGCATCCAGCGCCGGGCATCGATCCGCCGGGCCATGGCAGAGGCGCAGGGAGACCTGAATGTGGCCTATGCGGCCTCCGGTGGGGACCTGAGCTTCGGCACGCCGAACGAGGCGCGGCGCGAAGCGTGGCTGGAAGCTGACTATGCCACCGCAGCCGACAATGCAACGCAGGAAACCCGCGTCAACCGGCTGAACCTGCAGGCCAGCACCTTCCGGCGGCAAGCGCGGCGGGCGCGCTCTCGCGGGTGGACCGATGCGGCAGGGCTGGGCCTTGGTTATCTGGGTGATGTGGTTGGGCGGGGTTGAGCATGGCAAACAGCAAGCGCACACCAGTTTCCTACCGGCCCTTCCGGGCTGATCCGCTGATTGCCGAAGGCCTGCTGCCTGTAAGCCGTGAAGGCGGTGATCTGGAGCGGCGTCTTTCGCAGGTGCTGGCTGGAGCGGCAGACCGGCTTGGCCAGCGAGCAGACCGGCAGGCGGCGGCAGAAGGCGCGCGGGCGCAGGAGCGGGCGGCGCTGGCCGCCCCGCCGCAGCGCCTGGCGCAAGCCGGAACCGCCGCACCGCAGGCTCCGGCTGGCGCCTCCCGCGCGCAGGTGGCGGCCCCGGCGCAGATCCGCGATGTGATTGTGCAAGCGGCGCAGCGCAACGGGGTTGACCCGGCGGCGATGCTGAAGATTGCCGAGTTGGAAAGCACGTTCAACCCGCGAGCGCAGAATGACCGGTCTTCAGCTGGCGGGTTGTTTCAGTTCACCGATCAGACGGCACGTGATTACAATTTGACCGACAGGTTCGATCCGGTACAGGCCAGCGATGCGGCGGCGCGGCTGGCGCGAAACAATGCGGCAACGCTGCGCAAGGTGCTGGGCCGGGACCCGACCATCGGGGAATTGTACCTTGCCCACCAGCAAGGCGCGGGCGGGGCCTCGAAGCTGTTGGCGCGTCCGAATGCGCGGGCGGTGGATGTGGTTGGGCGGGATGAAGTACTGCTCAACGGCGGCACGGAAGACATGACGGCGGGTGAGTTTGCCAACCGCTGGATGGCGCGCGCTGGCGGCGCGTCCAGCATTGCCTCGGCGCAGACCGTGACGATTGCCGAACCGGGTGCCGCGCCGGGACAGGCTGCCGGGTGGCGGCCTTCCGGCGCTGACACGATCCGTGGCCGTGCCGGGGATGCAGCTGGTGCGCGGGTCTATCTGCAGCAGCTTCAGGGTGTCATGCTGGCCGATCAGGAGGCCGTGTATCATGCGTACAAGGATGATCCTGTGCGCCTGGAGGCGGCGCTTGGCGAGCTGAAGCAGGCGCATCTGCGCGAGCAGGTTTTCCCGGAAATTGCAGCCGATTATGCAGTTGCCTATGACCGGCAGGCGCAGGGGCTGGTGCGCGATGCCCGGCGGGCGGCGGAAACGCGCGCCCGGGAAGACATGGATCAGTCCAGCCTGCTGGAGCTGCGGCAGCTGGAAGAAACCCGCTCGCGCCTGCTGGCGCGGATTGATCCGGCGGCGCCCGATGCTGCTGACAGGCTGTATCAGGCGCAGGCGGCGATTGACGGCCAGATTGATGCCCGTGTTGCGCAGGGACTGATGACGCCGGTTCAGGCGGAAGAGGCAAAATCCCGCTCCCGCCGGGTGACTCTGACCGGCTTTTACGAGCGGCAGGCCGAAGGCAAGACGGCGGATGAAGTGGCCGCCATGCGTGCGGAGATCCGCAGGGATTACGCTGCCGGTGAAATCGACGGCCTGGACGCGGCGGGCTTCGATGCGCTGGATCAGGCACTGGCCGTGCGCCAGCGGCAGTTGAAGGAGCAGGCCACGAAGCTGACGGCGGAAGGCCGGGTGCTGAAAGCGCAGGCCAAGCGCCTGATCGGGGATGACATTGCCAGCATTGAAACCACCGGGCGTCCGGTGGACCTGGCCGCCAATGGCTTTGACCCCGCCACGCTGGAAACCCTGATGACGCCGGAAGAGCTGCAGGATTGGCGGCTGAAGCGGGAAGAGGCGGGGCAGGTATACGAGGCAACGGCAGGTATGGAGGTAATGCCTGCCGATGAAATCGAGGCGCGGCTTCTGGAAATCCAGCCGCAGGCGGGGTCTGCCGGGTATGCTGAGCAGGAGAGGGTGCAGGCAAAAGCTGAGCGCAAGGCGCGCCTGCTGCTGCGCCAGCGGGCAAGTGATCCGGCGGCGGCGGTGGAAGACGCCTTCCCGGAAATCCGGGCGCAGCGCGAGGCGGCGGACATGCTGGATCCGGCATCGGCGCAAGGTGTGATCACCGCCCGGCTGCAGGCGCAGGATGCACTGGATATCCCGGAACATGCGAGGCAGCCGCTGACGCGGGAGGAGGCCAAGGCTCTGGCTGGTCCCGTCTCGGGTGTCTCTGACCCGGTGGCGCAAGTGACTGCAATGCAGCAGCTTGTGGCTGATGTGCAGGCCCGCTTCGGCAACAGCGCACCGGATGTGTTGCGGCAGGTGCTGGAAACGCGCGGCGTTGACAGGGATCTTGCGTCTTATGGCGCAAATCTGCTGACGAAACTGAATGCAGGACAGCGGCCAACCGGCGTGGAGCAGCGGCAAGGTGCGGTTCTGAATGAGACCGGCGCGGCGGCGCGGGCCATGGAGCCGCCTGCCTTGACAGCGCCGGGACGCCCCAATGTTGCGGCGCAGCTTGGGGCGATGGCGGGCGCGAGCCGCCCGCCGATGCCGGAGCCGCCTTATCAGGCCATCCAGCTGCTGATCAGCCAGCCGGGGCTGGCGGCAGACTTTGACCGGAAATACGGGCCCGGCAGTGCAGCGCGTATTCTGGCGGACCGGCGGGAAGACCCGTCGATGCGGCGCGTCGAGGGCGGCATTGAGTTCGTGGATGAAACCGGAGAGGGGTTCATCCCCGATGGAGAAGTGATCAATGGCCGATAACATCTTCGACCAGTTCGACGGCCTGCGGGTGGACACGCTGACGCCGGGGCCGGACCCGACGCTTGGCGAGCGCTTCCAGATCAACATGGAGGCAGGTCAGCGGCAGGGCACGCTGCTGGGTTCCCTGCGCGATGCCAGCACGGAGAGCCGCCAGCAGGACCGGCTGCGCTTTGACGAGCGCTATCAGTCCTTTCCCGAGTGGAGCGGCTTCCTTGAAGGCGCGGCAGCACTTGGCGGGCAGTTGGCTGGCTCTGCGGCCAGCGTGGAAAACGTGGTGCCGGTTGGGCTGGGCTCCAGGCTGGTGGTGGCCAGCAAGGGCGCCATTTCCGGGATCTGGGCCCGTGTGTTCGCCGGGGCTGTGGACGCGGCGGCGGTGAATGCGGTGGTGGATGCCGGTATTCAGGGCATCGAAAACACGGCCGGTTTCCGTGAGGGCTTTGACCCGTATCAGTGGGCGCTGTCCACTGGTGCGGGCGCTGTTGCCGGTGGTGCTTTTGGTGGTGCAGGCGGGCTGGTTGAGCGTGCCCGTGGGGCTGGTGCAGAGGCTGCGCCAGCTGCCGCCGCGCCGGAGGCTGTACCAGCTGCCGCCGCGCCATCTGCCGCCAACCCCTTCGATCAGTTTGACGCGCCCGCCGTGGCCGCACGCGAAGAGGCGCCGCCCGTGCAGGGTGCGCCTGATGCGGCGGCGCCAGCGGCGCCCGAACCTGCGCCGCAGGTGGTGGCGGGTGAGGCTGCGCCCGTGGCTGATCCGGCCACTGTGGAGGCTGGATTTCAGCGGGTTCCTGATCCTGCTGCCCCTGAAACTGC